TCGTGTGGCATCTGCACTGGCTCCGTCCGTACGCTTAACGCGGCTACGGCCTCAGCAGATATGTTCTGTTATTACGTCCTGAGCTGGACTAGTCCTCGTCGTACGCCCAGGGGTCCTGCATGTTGTCCTGCAGGGCGATCAGCGCCTGGGCGCCGGTCATCGCAGGCTTGGGAGCGGGCTTCTGCCGCTGCTGCTCCCTCGGCTTGCCGCCGTCCGCGGACACGCGCTTGAAGAAATCGAGCACCCGGCCGTCGTTCACCCGGGCGCGGACCTCCTCGATGTCGCCCTGGACCCAGTTGGCCAGGGACTCCACCGCGCCGTTCATCGCGCGAGCGCCGGCGGTGGCATCCGGGTAGGCCGGGTCGAGCACCGGGGCGACATCCACCAGCTGCACGGACATCAGGGTGCGCATCGGGTAGTTGAACTCGCTCAGGCCCCACTCGTCCCCGCCCGGGAAGACCCGGAAAGCGAACGAGCTGTGCCGGACGTCACCGCGCGAGACGTACTCCAGCACGTCAGCGCGGGCGTTCGGCGGCTCTACCTCATACGCCAGGCCGGTCTCATCGATGGCCAGCTTGAGCGTGCGGGCGTAGGTAGTGCCGAGCAGCTGGTCGTCCTTGTGGTTGTAGCGGCACACCACGTCGGGGAAGCCGGCCGTCTTGGACTCGTTGAAGGCCAGCGGGTCGACCTGCTCCACGAAGCCCCCGAGTTTCCGCGACAGCTTGCCGAACGCGGCGGCGTATCCGTAGATCGTCGCCGGCAGGCCGTCCGCGCGCTTGCGAATCTCGGGCGGGAACTTGGTGAACCGGCGCTCCGGGAAGCCGTCCGGCTCGTACAGCCCGAACGCGGCCCGCTGGTCGCCGGCGACGTGAATCCCGTGCTTGCGCGCGGCGGCCAGGATCTTGGGCATCGCCTGCTTGCCGAACGGGGACTGGGGCGCACGGGACAGGGCGTTCCTGGTGTGTGCCTCGTCGTGCACGGGAAAGTGGCGCTTGCTCCTGGGCACCGTCTTTCCCGACGAGTCCTTCTGACCCCCGGGCTCGATGTGGGCAAACGCAGAATCAGGCAGATCATTGATCGCTGCGCTGCTCATTTCTGCCATAACGCAACATCCTCCTCACGCGGCATGTCAATGACTGCCATTGCTGGTCGCGCCAGCGAGCTGGTGCCCGTTGGCGTGGGTCCCGATGGTCGGGTTCCGGTGGACCAGATCGCACAGCTCTGCGTACTGAGCCGGGGTCAGGTCCTCGTCGTGATCGCCGGCACCCCGCTTGCGGCCGTACAGCAGGCCGGCCAGCTGGGCGACCCGGGCGATCCGCTCCGGCGGCACGGTCATCCCGCGCCCGGCCCCGGTCCAGGTGTCCAGCGCGACATCCGTGACCGACTTGCGCCCGCTGACCAGATCAGACCGGGACGGAATCCAGGCGCCGACGTACTCCGGGCCGATCCTGGGCATGCCGGAGCCCCTGGCCGCTCGCCGTCCGGCCAGGTAGTCCCAGATGAGATTGGCGTCGTCCCGCTCGCCCGGGTTCCGGCTGCGGGTGGCGGCGATGATCTGGCCGAGCATCTGGTCCGGGCCGGACACGGCGGGCTGGGTCAGGTCGTCCGGCTTGGCCAGGCCCTCCCTCTGCAGCTCCTGCAGCTTGTCCGCGGCCAGGTCCATCTCCAGCGTGATGCTGCCGATCATCGAGTTCGGGATGCCGCGGATGGACCGGGCCATGGCCACCATGACCTCCAGCGGGATGTTCTCCCCGCCGGCCTTACCGGGCAGCGGCTCCAGGTCCTCCTGGTCGCGCAGCTCGTCGGTGGTGCGCAGGCCTATGTCCCGCTGGATCTTGTAGATCTCGGTCCGGGTCTTGGTGTCCGTCTTGAGCAGCGCGTCGGAGTCGAACCGGCAGTACCGGCTGGCCGGGAGGATGTCGAAGAACGCGGTCTCCAGCCGGACCAGCCACGGCCGCAGCGCCTCGATCACCTGCAGGGCGCCCTGCTCCACGGTGGAGTACGTCATGGAGTCGCCCCGCGTGCCGCCGATCCGGTCCGGGGGGAGGTGGAGGATGGCGGCGATCTGCGTGGCGTTGAGGCGCATCGCATCGAGGAACTGGGCCTCTGACGGGGGTACCGTGACTGGCTTATAGTCCCAGTCGCGGCCATAGACAAGTGGCTGCCTGCGGCGGATTGTCGAAGTCAGCATCGCGCGGATTTCCTCGGCCTGGTCCGCGTCGATCTCGATTTCGGAATTCTGGAATGTCCCGGGCGGGAAGCCGCCAGCCTGGTACCAGGTCGTGCCGTAGCGCTGGGCCTCGATCCCGGCCAGGATGGTCAGCGCGAACGCGCGCAGCGGGGAGATGCCCTCGGTCCGCCCGGCCAGGCTGAACGCCTTGACATGGAACAGCTCGGAGCGGTCCATCGGGCGGCCGTAGACGTAGATCCTGGTGCGCAGCGGGTTCCACGGCTGCATCTCGTCATCGACGCAGGACACGTCGTCCGGCGGGATCCACTCGATGCCCTGCGGGAACCCGTAGCCGTCCCGGGACGTGATGAAGCCCCAGGCGTTGCCCTGCAGCAGCAGGCTGGTCATCGCGGTGAACAGCCAGTCGAACAGGGTGCCGTCCACGCTGGGCGCGTCGAAGACGGACGGGCCGTGGTACCGCACCGGGCGGCCGGCGGAACCGGCCCGGGAGTAGATCTTCAGCGGCAGCGAGGCGATCGAGTTGGCGATCAGGCTGACACCGGAATACAGCGCGGGCAGCCCCAGCGCCTCCTCCTGGCCGTAGAACTGCCTGCTCGGGTGAGCCGGGCCGCCAGCGGAGAACCTGACGAAGGGGTTCTGCCACGGTTGCCACGGGACTAAAACCCCGCCTATGACACGCTGCTCGGATCGGGAAGCATTAATGCGGTCAATAAGGCTCATGGGCATACCACCTCCCCCGGCAAGCGAGGGCAGGCATGCGAAAAGAGCGCATTCCGGGCACGACGCCGGGAACCCGGAACTCGGGTCGGCTCGCGTGGAATGCGCTCGATCAGCCCGCGTGGCACGGGGGCGGGGCTCCCTCGTTGGAACGAAGGCCCCGCTCCGTCATGGCCAGGGGCGAGTGGCAGTGACTAGGAACAGGCTACGCCACGTGAACGCGCTTTCGCACGCGCAGCCCCGGAACTTTCGTCACGCGGGCTGCCGGTGCACCCGGAACTCGCCGCCGGCCTGGTTGTAGATGGTGATCGCCTCGGCGAACTTCTCATCGGCCTCAGCCGCCGCCCGCCGGGCCAGGGTCGCGGAACTGCGGGCCAGGTCCAGGGCCTGCTCCGGCGGCAGCTCGCGGATCTGGGGCACGATCATGACCGCATCACTTGTCTCCCTTCCGGCGCGGGCTGTCCCTGGCCCGGGTCCTAGCGGAGGCGGCGTCGCTGGCATCCTCGGCAGCGATCCGGGCATCGGCATCCTGTTCCGGCAGCCCGATGGCAACCGGAGTGCCCTTGCCGTCCAGCAGGGCGAACGTGCCGTCAGGATCGGGACGCTTCGTCAGTTTCACGACGCCCCCTACAGCCTCGGGTTCGGCGGCGGCTGTTCCGGCCGTCCGGAAGACCTGGCCGCGATCTCCTCATCAGTAAATCCACGGCCGCGCAGGTAGCCGAACCGGATGCTCAGCCCGGCGAACGCGATGCCGGTGACGAGCCGCCCGGCCAGCCAGCCGAGAGCCACGAAGACCGCGGCGACAACAGCGGCGAAGCCCTGCCCGGGGTGCGCCTCGCGCGCCTGCCTGGCCAGCTCCTCCACCGGGATGGCCTGGGTAACTGCCATGATCTCTCCTGCCTGATCGATTTCAGCGCGCCACGGACCGGATCGGGTCGTAGTTGCGGCGCTTGCGGTTCAGCCCCCAGAACGCGTCAGTCCCGGACGTGATCGGGGTGATGTCCGACTCTGAGTCGCGACGGCTCCAGGCGTGCCCGCCATCGCCGACGTCGCGGGTCTCGGCGCGGGCCACGGCGTGCCACATGCCCGGGGCGTTCTCCTGGCCGAGGTGGACGACGGCCTTGCTCCGGGCCGCGGTGACGATGAGGCTGAACGCCGCGGCCTCGTCCGCGCTGGACATCTTCATGACCTCGATGCCGGCCTTCTCGGCGTCATCGATCAGCCCGGCGGCCGGGCCGTTCTTCGGGATGGCCACGCCGGCCGGCTTCCACTTGCGCTGCAGCTCTGTCAGCCGGGGGATGACCCAGGCGACGCCATCGCGGTGACAGCCCTGCGGGATCTCGATCACCGCGCGCTCGATCTCGCCGTCCAGGCCGGGCTTGTACCAGGCGGCGGCGATCGATGCCGACAGCATGTCCGGGTCCACGTCCACGGCGAAGACGACCGGCCGAGTCGCGCCGCCCGGGTCGGGCACCGCGCACGCCTCCCAGTGCTCTTTGCTGATCACCGACCAGGCCTCGTCCTCGGCGGGCCAGTCACCGACGCCCAGCCGCTCCCGGTCGAAGGTGGCCGTGGACATCGAGGCCATCTCCTGGGCCACGTGCCGGAAGCTGATCCGGGTGCCGATCGCCGGGTTGGCCCTGGCCCAGGACTTCGGGTCGTCCCGGTCGTCGTGCAGGGAGCAGGTGACGTAGCCGTTGGTGCTCCGGCCGGCCGCCTCGTCCCGGGGGCAGCCGTCCGTGTGCGGGCTGATGCTCCACTCCGCGCCCATCAGGGTCGGGTCCCTGCGGATCACCCGGCGGCGCACCGATCCGAGCTGGATGGAGTCCTTGTAGCCCGCCGACGCGGTATAGATCATCTGGGGGTTCGCGACGGCACTCATCGTCGGCATCGATGCGCCGACCTGCTCGTCGGAGAGGATCATGGCCTCGTCGTAGACCACGCAGTCGGCGGTGAACGACCGGCCGGAACCCCGGGACCGGGCCAGGAACCGCAGCCGCGCGGTGACCGACTTGCGGACCATCTTCCCGCCGGAGCCGAAGACCAGGGTGGGCGCCGGCCGCAGC